CGATGTAGTGTGGGTAAATCAAAACCCTGAATGGTATAATTAGTCATATTTTCTCCTTAATATAAGCAAGATGTCGATGTCAACCCCGACCCCGGGCATTGACATACACTATTTATACACTCGACCAAAAATTAATACAATTTTTTTGGTACGGTATCAGAAGACAATTTCCTCCGCCAACGGTTTCTTGCAGCCTTGGCTTTGATCTTGCGTGTGATACTGGGCTTTTCATAGGCTTCTTTGCCCTGCAAGTCTTTGAGTAAGCCACTGTCGTTGATTTTCTTTTTAAATTTACGCAGTGCTTGATCCACATTGTCATTGACTACATAAACACGATTGCCTGGTGGTCGATTGTCGGTTGATCGAAATTTATTCATAGATATTTTTGTACATCCTCAGTTGTTAGTGTAATTTGCGTTACTTTGTTTTCGGTTAGTGCCCCGATATTAAACAGGTAATCGTGTGTAATCAGTTCAAATATTGAACGCAAGCCTCGCGCACCCAAGTTCATTTTGACAGCGTGATTGGCAATAGCAGCAACCACGGCGTCATCAATATTTAACTCAATTTGGTTAGCAGCAAAATAGAATTTATACTGTGCTAGTACACCATTGTTTGTGTTTTGTATAACTTGACATAGGTCGTCTGCAGTCAAGTTATTGGTATGTACAATTGACGGGAAACGCCCCATAAACTCGGGTATCATACCAAACTTGACAAAATCCACAGAGTCAGCTGGTAGTCTTGAAACTGAGGTACTGATTGCATTACCAGTAAACCCTATGTTAGCACTACTGCGACGCCGACGAACCAATTCGTCCAGTCCCACAAATGCGCCTGACGCAATGAATAGTATTTTGGCTGTGTTGATTTCCACAGTGTCACTGCCAAACCCTTTTCTTGGAGTAGTTATTTTGACCCTTGTGCCCTCAACCAATTTCAGCAATGCTTGTTGCACACCTTCGCCATTAACATCCTTACCTCCAGTAAAAGGTTCGTTTTTTCTAGCTATTTTGTCTACTTCATCAATAAACACAATACCACGTTCAGTTTCTTCTACATCATTGTCGGCTGCTTGGTACAGTTTTTCAATGATAGCACTGGTATCGTCACCCACATAGCCGGCTTCGGTTAATGTAGTAGCGTCCACTATTACAAATTTGACTCCTAGGAATTCTGCAATAGTTTTAGCCAATAATGTCTTTCCAGTACCCGTTGGACCCCAGAACAGTATATTGGTTTTTTCTATGCGGTTTTCATCATCAAAAAGGCATCTTTTGTAGTGATTCACCACCGAAACCGCTAGTTTTTCTTTGGCATAACTTTGGGCTACAACATACTGGTCCATATAGTTGTATATGGCTTGTGGATCTAAATTGAATTCGCTGTTAGCGTCAGCAACCTTGGGTTTTTTAGATAATATTTTAGAGCAGAGTTCTATGCACTCATTACAAATGCTGGCCCCGGGCGCTACCACCAGTTTAACAACTTTTTCTTGAGACTTGCTACAAAAACTACAATGCGTTGGTTTGATTTCCGACATTGTCTTACCTATTGTATATGAGTCTTATTATAAATGAATTAGCAGTCTATCGCAAAATAGGCTTAATCAAAAGTTGGCATTTTGACTTTAGGCAAGCTCTTGGCTTGTTTCAGTAAAGAATCAGGATCAGGTTCAGCAGGAACCCCAACAAAATCCCCAACGGGCATTTCTTGTATCACAGATTCGTCCGGAGTTACTACAGGAGCAGGAGTCGTTGTTATTTTTTTAGTAGTTGCTCTATATGCCCGTGGTCGATTTGATCTAGTTCGAATTTGTTTAATTTGACTGTCGGTCAACGGTTCATCATCGGGCGCATAACCCGGTCCAGGCTCGGGCATGGTCACGTCAGCAACATACGGGTCAGGCGCTGTAATTGGTTCTTCTGGTACAGAAACAGGCACTTGTTGTTTTGATTCACGTGCCCAAGCCAACTCTCGATTACCTGCCAGTATCAAACACAGTGCTAGTGGATCAAACACTACAACGATCAGTATAATAACCCAACGTACTGCTTGTTCCAGTAAATTAGCATCGGGGTTGTCACCATAGACCAATGCGGCTATGTACTTGATTGGACCAACTTCAGCTTCAACTTTTCTCAGTTCGGTCGCTAGTGGTGCACGTTGTTCGTTTAATTGGGCAATCGATACTTGTGCTTTAGCAATATCAGCTTGTAATTGGTCACGTTCTTTTTGTTGGCTACGGCGGAGATTGGCGCTACGGGTGGCGCCACGTTCGTCGGTGGTACGGGACATGGTTTGATCCACGCTAGAATCCAACTGTTTAAGAGCTTGTCGAGCAGCATCTATATTTTCCCGTTGTGTTCGTATACGTTCATCAATTACAGCAACCTGACTTGAACTATCACCTGATACTAAACTTTGATCACTATGCGCCTTAGACAGTAGACCAAAGATTCCCAAACTGGTCAGCAACATCAGCAATGCTACCGCCGGTATTAAATAACTTTTAAATCCCCAACTCAGTCTTGACCAATTGCGATGCAAAAATACCGTAGCTACTATTTTGCCCATTTCTAGTGCACCGCCCATGATTATCACCGGCACAACAGCAGCGGCGAAAATAGCAGCGAGTCCTGCAATAGAGTAGTAAGCAGCAACCGTACTCAGCAATAAAGCTGTGACTAAAATAACATATCCAAATAGCATAACAATATTTATGCTATGCTACCCTACAGTATATTCTACCAATTTAATCCCAGCTTCACGTATAGCCAATTCGCAAATAGGACAGGGCTTGGCATTTAGTGGCCTACCATTTGCTCCATAGCGTTCAATGTGTATTTTATGTGGCACACCTTTGCGTATTTTTACCAAGGCCGACACTTCGGCATGTAGGTAAATTTTGTAATCTTCTCCAGCTTCAGCAGCCAATTGTGCCTGCTTGGGGTGAGTTTTTTTGGGAAAGTTAGTTCCCTCGCTCAACAAGCGGCCACGCTTGTCGTAGACCCGTGCAGTCATTTTAGGGTAAGTATTCACCGAGTATTCAGTGCCGGAGCGTATTCACGAATCAGTTCACGCTCACGAGCATGAGCAGCTAGACGCCCACGCACCCGTTCAACTAGCCAGTAAGTAAAACTCTCAGCGCCGTATGTGCGAATTGCTGCACACAGTGTCCAGGGCTTGTCTTCTTTTACTGCTCGCTGAATGTGCTTTTGAACACGTACCTTAATAGCACGGTTCACGTTGCCACTGGCAACAGTGATGCCAATGTACTGCTCACCAGTGATGGTGTTTTCCAAGCAGTAAACTGCATGGGTACTATCACTACGCCGCTTGCGCTTTTTTGGGGGAGTTGTGGTGTCCATGTAGTAATTATAGCACCACTCCAAATGGGCGTCAACCAAAATGCAGGTGTTGCATCGCTACAACACCTGACGTTTAGTGTAGAGTTACGCTGGCTAGACTTTCAGGATCGTCTACACCCATTAGGTGTAAGACTTCTTTGATCTTAGCCGGCATGAAGCCCGAATAGTCTTCAGGAAAAAATACTGTTTTTAATTCTCCTGAACTGTCAATAATAAACCCAAAATCAGAATCGGTTATTTCTTTTTCGTAAATATCACTCACGTTTTCTTCAAAACTTGTCATAATACCGACTCCTTATAGTTGTGTTACATTACTATTTAACTTAAAGTTTGGCAGCCACTTCGATATCCCGTCGAGTTTTTCGCTCTTTAGGCCGAGAATAAAAAGTATGGTTATCAATTCTGCCAGTTTTATTCAAGTTCTTCCAATTAGGTTTGACTGACTGATTATGAAAATATGTAGCACCTCCAGTTATGTCAAATGCTGTATTTGTCATTAGATAAGTTGCTATGTTCCAACTATCGCGCCATTGTTGGTTGTTGCGTGTTTTTAACGCGGGTTCACAACGCCAGCTGAATTGGCAACTGCCGCCAACTCGTTGATTGACTACACCACAAACGGTATGTGCAAAACGACCACTGCGTACTCGGTTCAGTGTAACTAACCCTACAGCCATTTTGCCTGCCAGTGTTTCCCCAGCAGCTTCGTAATAAATGTTTTCAGCTAAACAAGTCAGCTCGCGCTGATCAACAACGCGAGCTGCTGTTTTTCCATCATCAGCAATATACCGTACTTCTCGATATTGCTTGGCAAATTCCTTTGCTGTTCGTTCTGCTCGTTGCTCGTGATAGTAATTGATTCCGTAACACAGCGAGCCGGTCAGCATCGCCCATAAAGATAATACAATAATTTTCTTCAAAATTATGCTCCAGTTATGATACTCCCTCGGGTAACTGGTTCAATTCCGGTAGTGGTTAGAATATAATGATCAGCTAATTCTTTAACTACCGGAGTGTGCATCATTACAGCAGAACTGGCCAGCTCAACTGTGTTATCGATGTCCATGGCCATCATGGCCTGCACTAATCCAATTCCTTGATTACCGGGCACGAGATTAAGTGGCTTGGAAATTGTCCAGCCTTGATCGGTAGTACCCCCTACCCGAGCCAAAATTTCATCACCGTTGACCAGTTTAAAACTTACGATGTCCCCAGCAGTGTATTTGGGTTTGACTAGCATAATATTTACCTTTTAAAGCAGTACTATACAGTCAACCCCGGCTCTTGTCAATAGGCTTCTGCGTAGTGGCCTACCATGGCATTTTTGCTATAGCCCACAGTGTTAGTCTCAAAGAAGTTTTCAATGGTGTTGCTGCTGGTCAGCCAATCCAACCACTCAAAGGGATTTTCAACATCAAACTGAGTTTTGAAACCCAACTGTGTCATGCGATAATCGCATACTGCACGAATGTACTGCTTGACTTCCTCTTTGGTGATACCCTGTACGCCGCCCATCTCAAACGCACGGTCAATGAACTTGTCTTCTAGTTCTACAACTCGTGCTGCTGTGAGATAAATTTCACGTTTGAACTCGTTGTTGACCACACGTGGTCGTTCAGCCAAGAACTTTCTAAACAGCAACGCGATGCCCTGTACGTGTACACTTTCATCACGAATACTCCACAGGTTGATGTCGCTCATGCCGGCCATTTTGCCAAATCGCTGAAAGTTCAACAACATAGCAAAGCTGGCAAACAAGCACACGCCCTCAATCAGCACCTGCTTGGCCAAGCTGGCAGCAATGTCTCGGTAGCTGCGATTGTTCATGTCCAACATGTACTCGTACTTTTCTTTCATGTCCTCGTACTCAAGGAACTCTTGATAAAAGTTATCTCCAAAACCCAGTGTGTCGCTGAGCAGGGCATAGGCACGTTGATGTACACCTTCACGACCAGCAAAACTGCCCAACATGTTGCGTACTTCGTTGTTTTTAAACACCGGGATAAGATTGTCGTAGTAGTCGCTGCCCACTGCTACATCGCTTTGAACAAACAAGCGCAGGATGCTGTTGATAAAGTATTTTTCTTGGTCGGTGATCTTGCCGGTTTTCCACTGCTCTACATCCTCTTGCAGTTTGGCCTCGCCTTCGTGCCAATGCAGTTCTTCGTGTAGACGTGTGATCTCTACAAACTCGGGATACGAGGGCACATAAGTTTTACTGGTTTCTAACAGTGACATGGTAATCTCCTTTTTTAACCTTCACAAGCCACACAAGTTTCACTCTCTGCGGCTTCTTTCCAATCTTCTAGTTTGACTCGTTGCATGGCCTTGACAGTGTCGGCCGCTACTTTGGCGCCGGTTTTAAAGTAGTACAAGCTCTTTAGTGTCGCACTGCGAACAGCTTTCAAATGCACACTGTTGATGTAGGCACGTTCGGTACCGGGCAGGAAAAACAAGTTTAGACTCTGACTTTGGCAAATATACTGTTGACGTGCTTCAGCATGTTCCACTAGCCAGTGTTGATCAATCTCCCATGCAGTTTTGAACACTTCCTTTTCTTCGGCGGTTAATTCAGCCAAATGTTGCACAGAACCATTGTTTTTCTCAATGTTTTTCCAAGTTTCCGGCGTGTTTATGCTGTACTTTTTCAGCACGGGCACTAAGTAACGGTTACGTACTTGAAAGATGCCATTGCGTGTTTTTTGTGTGTAAGCATTGCTGGCCATAGGCTCAATGCTGGGAGTAGTGTTGCACAGGATAGAACTGTTGGCATTGGGAGCAATGGCAAAAAGATGACTGTTGCGACGGCCTGTGCCTGCCATGTCTGGGCACTCTCCCCGTTCCGCTGCTAGTAGCTGACTAGCAGCAACAGCTTCTTCCTGCATACGTGAAAAGATCATGTGATTCCATTGTGTCGCACTGTTAAAGCCACCACCTTCAAAAGGAATGTTTTTACTCATTAAAAAGTTATGCCATCCCATTGCACCAATGCCAATGGCACGCTCGCGCTGGGCGCTGTAACGTGTTTTGTGTAGGGCAGGCGGGCTCCAATCAATAAACCATTGAATAACATTGTCCAAGAAGCGAGTAAGTCGTGCTACCAGTCCAGTGTTTTTCCATTCCTCATAGCGTTCTAGATTAACACTGCTCAAGCAGCATACTGCTGTACGATCAGCATCGGTGGCCAATGAAATTTCACTGCAGAGATTGCTGCCACGATTGATTAGCCCTAGAGATTTTTGTGCCGCAGGTAGTGCAGCATTGGCATTGTCCTTGAGCCAAATATAGGGCTCGCCTGTAAGCTCGCGTGTTTCTAATATGGTTTCCCACAGCTCACGTGCTGGCACTGCATCGCGCACTTCTCCACTGTGTGGGCACTTTAGTTCAAACAGTGCACCGGTATTGACTGCTTCTACAAAATCACGTGTGATGTTAACTGCATTGTGCACGCCTTTACGGTTGGTGATTTTGCGAGCAGTATCGCCACCTGATGGAGTACGCAGTTTGATAAATTCTAAGATGTCAGGATGGTTGATGTCCATGTACACAGCACAACTGCCTCGACGAGTCTTGCCTTGGCGATAATAGCCCATGACACCGTCAATGGTTTTGATATAGGGAATAGGCCCCGGTGCTTTGTCACTTACAGCACGAATGCCGTTGTGTAGAGCGGTCCCGCCGCCGGCTACACTTAGCAATGCTAGTTCACTACTGCTTTCAATTTGTCCAGCAATAGTATCTTCAACGTAGCCAAGGAAACAACTGATAGGCTGTGCTTTGGGCACAGTGCCCAACCAGGCTCGCTTACGTAATTCAGTATTTTCTGGTGCCCAAAATTTGGGGTCACTGTAATCCACTGCAGGGTCCCATTCACCTTCGGGGGCATTGCTGAGGATTGGGCTCGAATAGAAAAAATGGTGCTGACTTGCTGCATCATAAATGAACTGGGCTAGTTCTGCGTCACCATAACTGAATGCAACAGCAGCTCGTGCTATTGCCCGCTGAACACCTTCCTTACCATCTGAATAATATTTGTTTACTAAGTCTAGTCCTTGCTCCGAAAATAATTTGTCTCTACTAACGTCAATTTTTACCATTTTTTATCCTTTATAAATTCGAAGGCAAAGAAGCTCGTCTCAACAACGAGTTGAGTTTTATTTTTCTATTAGATTAATTCAAGCCGAGCAATGTGCAGCAATATGTTGAATATTTACTATTGCTAGATTTTGATTGTATAGGCAGTTTAAAATTTTTTGCATTTGGTATATAGTCTTTTTTTTGATGAATAATTTTTAATTTATTGGAAATAATTGTAGTTTGACTGCATAGTAGCGTCAAGCCCTTGATTGTCCATGCTGTAAAATATCTGCCAAAATCCATTCAAGGATTGCACATAAAGTTTAACCCCTAAACTGGCGCTGGAATTTTCGGTATATTCGTCGTTGAATACTGTGCCAGACGCACGAAGACGTCCTCGTCTAGACAATGTGCCCCGTGTTATTGAATAAGATAATTCAAATCCGGTGGCGGTAGTGATGGGAACTGTAATATTCAACGCGGCCGGGGCTGACGGAAGGGTGTTGTTGGCCAACGTACGAGTAAACCCATTACTGCTGGCGACAGTACCGTTGACAACAACAACAACGCCAACGCTTGGCTTATAAATTATCCAAGATTTGGCTATCGCTTGTGCTGTAGTTCGATCAAAAAAATCATCGCGTGATACGCACTCTAATCCCCAGAATCTGATGTTTTCAGTCACTGGGCTGCTGGTACCATTGTTGTTGTTGCCTACATCACGATAATAGTTTCCAATCGATAGAATTTTTTGACCATTTTCAACTTGTAGACCAAATTGAGAAATTTTATCAAACTCACAATAAGCAATTCTATAGGCACGTGGGCCAGTAACAGCGCCACTGAGTAAGCTGGGTTCCCCTAATTTGATGCCTTTTACCAGTTCAGTAAAACTGCAATTAGTAAAGTTAACATTGTAAGAATCGTCATTGGCTACGAAACCATATGTGGTTTTGGTGAACACACAATTGTCAAACAACCAACGGGCAGAATTAACACTAGCCAGGCCTACCAGTGTAACCGCAGCAAAGTCATTGGATGCTACTGTGGGTTGGAATACCCCACTGTTGAATTTGACTCTAGTCATTTTGACATAGGATGACCCAACGGCTGAAAGAATGTTTTTACCATAAACATGCTCGAAAGAAATGTCCGACACTACGACATACTGTGACAACACAGCACCCAACGTGCCGTAACCAGCATCAATTTGTTGTTTTCCGTCGCAAAACTTTACCACATGGCTTTGGGTATTATCGGTTTGTCGAATAAATGTACAGTCCATTCCATCGCCAACTACAGTAGCATATGGTGGTATTTTAACACAGTCAGCTGAAATATTATAAACCCCGGCAGGAAAATAAAGTGTTCTGCGTACCTGAGGTGTAGTAGCACGACAAAACAACTGGAACAGTGCTCGATTTACAGCCGCAGTGTCGTCGGTGAGTCCGTCCCCTTTGGCCCCAAATCTTTTAACAGAAATTAACCCCTCGTCAATTATTGACTGAATTGGTAGATTTATTGCAGCGCCGCTATCTCCTGTTTGTATAGTATATCCGCCAGCTTGCCCTGTGAACGCAACACTGGTACTGCCAACACTAGCAGTTAAGCTGCGTGAAGTTAATATTTCAGTATTGCCGGCAGCGGGCGCACCGTCTCCTGTGGGGTAAGACCCTGGTAGCCCATTGCCAATATATAGACGCTGTGTATCTGTGCTCCAGCCAAACTCGCCCTTGGCTAGCTGCGGAAGATCCTCATTAAATCCACTTCTTACCTGTATTCTACTAATAACATTAATGGCCATATTCTACAAATTCCAGTTATGAATTATTTATGAATTTGCGAATAGTATTGTTCTAAACGAGCCCACATTTTGCTTGTATACAAAGCCCAATCATTGCCTTCAATGATGAACTCTTGGTATTCTTTGTCAGCCGAGCACATCAATATAACGCCTTTGCGTATGTTGGTGCCATGAACTTCGTTGTGTGCAGTGGCATACATTGACAACTGCACAAAATAATCCTCAATCCATTCACGTTTTTTGGGCTTGTTGGTTTGTTTAAAATCTATAATGGCTTCTGCACCGTCATGTACTCCTACACAGTCAGTGGTGCCAGCATAAATTTTTGGAAAATATACCCCCACTTCAGTGCCCCAAAATTCACTGCATCGACTCAATCCCTGTTGAATTATACAATGAGCCATTTGATGGCTTTGTTGACTGTAGGGATTGCTGCCTGGGTCACCAGTGAAATTGGTGTTGACATAATTTTCAAGCCACTTGTGCATCCTAGTGCCACGACTGGCAGCTTCAGTGGTGATCTCTTGAGCACGAACATGTCCTACGCGATTGCGCCAATTGGCCAAGGCCTGTCGACTTTCTTCGCTTTTGGTAGCATCTAAAATAGTGGTAACCGAGGGCAATCGATCGCCGTCAGGTGTAAGATACAGTCGCCGACCCTGCTCTGAAGTTCTGCTCAGTTGTTTATAGTCAAATCGTGATGTTATCATTTAAAATTGACCAATTTGGCCAAGTTCCGGTTAAATGCTATTATAGCACTGTATACCATCAAAAAGCAATCAAATTGAACAAACACAGGTCAAATATCTACAGCCTGAGCTGCCATTTTACCAACAATGTCTTGGTCTTTGCTTTGTTTGTCCGATGTGTCAACTTTTGTATCGCTAGATCCTGAACTAAGCGTGATAGTGTTTTTGTTGAAATTAGCAATTAAATTTTTAATTGACCCACTGCTGTTGTATAGATCTACAAATCCGTCATAATCTAATGCCATCCCTACATTTTTAGCCAGTGTTAGAAAACTTGCCGTGTTAATTTTTGGGGTAGCCCTGACATTTTCGTAACGTTTTTTGACCAAATTCAGCAGACCTAGAACATTAGATTCAATGTCTAGATTGCTGTTGCTGTCAACTAGTTCAACTAAAAACATGCTTATCTACGATCACGTCCAGCAGGGGCTGTTCCGCCGGCTTCAGCATCAGTTGCTGCAAATTCGTCACTACCTGCTTCTGCATCTTGTGGCGGCATTTCTTCATCAGCTACTGCCTCGGGTTGTGCAGCAGCAGGCATAGCCATGGCCGAGGACTCTTGTTGTCCAGTTAGTGCAAGATAACTAGATTCAAGTTGATCTCGAGCTGCAGTTAGTTGACTTAACAGTTCTGTAACAGTGTTACCAACCGATGTTTTATAAGCATCTGCTTGACTCATGCCAATTTGATCTCTAATAGCAACGGACAGTGCAGGCAATTCTTCATTTACAATTTTTCCAGCCTGTTCAACCATTTTTTGAATACTATCAGTAAGAGTTTTAGCTGCCAGTACCACTTCAGCTTCGCCAAGTTCGCCTTCGGTCAGTTGTTGTTCTTTTAACCATGTGTGTAGACTTTCGCGCATCAACAGCATCTGGCAATATGCCGGGGCCTTTTCAATATTTTTACCAATGTGCTGAGCAGCCGAAATCTTTGACTCTACCAATTTAAGCATGTACCGTGCGCTGTTGCGTGTTAGTGAAGTTGTGTTAAATGAAAAATCATAACGATTTTCTAATAAACTGTTGAGCTTACTAAATTTTGGCTGCTTGAACATGTCTTTAACTTCCATTTGTCTGTCCTGGTTTTATAATATATTTAGCTTGATCAATATTTTTCCGCAGTTGCTCCAGTTTAGCTGTATATTGATTTTCATATTCCGCAAGTCTAGCCACTGCTACATCTCGATCAAAGTCTACTGTGGCCTGGCGAATACGCCGTTTTAAACGAAACATTTTTTCATTCACGCGCTCAAGTTCGTCATTGAGGTTGTGTACAATTAGTGCTTCATTAATACGATTTGTAGTCATAAGGCAGCAATAAATTACTGCTGTGGTTGGATTTAAGAATTTATAAATTTTTCCAGTAGAGTCTTCTACTGTAGCTGTGTTGGTTTGCACACGATAATTTGAAATTTTATAAATTTCTTTGTCAAGCCGTTTAATAACTATGCCGTTGAGTTGTTGGGCAACCAGTTCTTTTTGAAAAAATTGCCAAATTCGATCTTGTAAAATTTGATGCATTGCAGACCCAAAATATGTAGTTATTTACACCAATTTGGGCAGTATAGTTTATTCAGTTTACTACAAACTTCCACAACAGGGTTAGTAGAATTGAAATCAATGTGCCAATAATGGAAACGCCCCAGCCGATGATTTGTGTGTTGCGCTTTTCTTGTAGCTCAATAATGGCCTTTTTGATCTCGCCGAACTTGTCCTCAACCTTGGATTCGATTGCCTGCATCTTGCTATCTATTTTTTTCTCGATAGCGGAGACTCTTTGGTCTAGATTATCCAATTTGTCCTCCAAACTTTTATACCGTTCAGCACACAGTTCAACGTGCGCTTCGAGGTTCTTCTTTTCAATATCGGTGCTAGACATGTTAATCCCTTAATATCATAAACTAATAGTATTTATTTGGTGGTTTCCAAAAATTCTATAATAATATTTCTAAGATTACTGTAGCATTCAAGTCTTGATACAGACATTACAGCGTTTTCAGTAAGATCCAGTATCATGGGAGTACCGTTGCAATCATCAAGCAGTAACCTCAAATCTGGACCATAAACATCAACCTGTTCCACACCAAATTCAAAAACCCAAGCTCGTGTTTTTTTAAAAAGTTTTTTTGGGAAAAATTGACACGATTCGATGACTTTGGGCAGTTCAACTACATATATTTGCGCCCGCATGGCCAATACCTGCTGTATGGTTTCCCAATTTCGTTGTTGATTACGCTGGAATAGGTTTTCTCGGTGATTGGGTTCGGTGGGTTTGGGATGTCTAATTACATTGGTGCAGGTAATGTCAAATAAAGTATAAACACGGTACAGGTACATGAATATATTTAATCAAAAACTACTACTATTAAGAACTTTCGGCCAAAGAAAAAGGGTGGAACAAGTCCACCCCCTCCCATCCCGAATCGGATTAAAGTCTTATTATAGACCTGTAAAAGTACCTGCGCCAGCTAATGTGCTAGAACTAGTAATTGTTAAGTTACCAACTGTAGCACCAGTTGCTAAAACGATAGCATCTTTTAGAGCACCAAAAGCACCAGTAGTTATTGGACCAGGAATTTGGTTAAATGTTGGGCCATCAACAATAGCTGTGATAGCACCGTTTGATTGGCCGCCAAGCCAAACAATACTGCCAAACTGCTGAATTACACGAACTGCTTTTTCGTAGCCGCCGTCGGTAATAACACCATCAGCAGCAGTTGAACTGGCTGTGAAACTGTTGCCACTGTCAGCGATTTTGATAACTAGTGGGCTGTAACCATAAAATGCGCCAGCTGCTGCAGCGCCGTTAAAACGTGATGTGATTGCCATGATATTTTTCCTTTTTAAATATGTGCCCGAGCACTATAAGTATTTATATCAAACCTTAAATTTTTGGTATTAGCGGTATAAGATCAAGATTCTTTAAGTTCTGTGTAAAGTACCGATACAGTGTTGTCCAAAAGTTCTTACGCTGAGTATGAGAAGAATTATTGTAATCCAAACTGATTCTACGCAACGAGCGCAGTGTAGAACTAGAAATGCCTAAACTGGATTCCAATTCGGTCAACATGGTATAGTCCTGCCGACGATCGTCACGATCATTGACCAATTGTCTTAACCAGCGTCTAAAGGCCATTTCGGGAAATTGTCGATGCTTGAGCGAGCCCACTGCTAAATTATACAGATCTGTGCCCGAACTTTTAAAACTGTCAAACTGACTATATTTAACTGTGTCTTCAGCATAGCGTTCAGCTGCACGTTCATTTTCATATTTGAGTGTGCTTAGACACAATATACAAATATAAAAATGTTCTACAATCTTTTTTGGATCGATACTGGTAATAGCAGTCTCACTCTTAAAGATACGACTTTCAACTAACTCGGGAATCAATTGCAGGTTCATCTTGACCTTGCTCGATTTAGTCGACTAAATTCCAATCGGTCAATGAGCTTGACACGGTTAAAGTCGTGCCCAATAACCACAAAGCCTTCGGGTGCTGTTACACGGTAACCGTCGTCAGTTCTAACAAAGTGCCCGATGTGATCAATAGTGTTGAGTTTGGCCAGTATGGCCATTTTTAACTCTACTAGTCGTTTGTACACAGCCAATATACCTAGGAAAGTGTTCATGTTGTCGCTGATAAACTGTTCAGTAGCAGCCATTTGCTCACGACGCCGTGTTGCTGCTGCACTAGTTGGTCCCGACTTCATGTTAGCGATATCGCCTTCTTGACGTTGCTTGTAAAAATTTACAAATCCCTGTAGGAAGCTGGTTGGGTTAGTAATGTGCTCACCCGAATCAATACTGCGATTAATGTAGTCTTTGATGTGCTTGCTAAATTCTGCGTTATCCAACACTTGATCAAACCGCACAGGGCCAATTTTTGTCAGTGTCTTAACAGCAGCCGCCAACTGGCTTTCAATCCGCTGATTTTCTTCAGGTGTTAGTGAAGCAATGCCTGTGTAATCACTGTAGTCAGCGTCGTCGAACCAAACACTAGCAGTATGAGTTAAGCCAGCGACAGCATTGCCTGCAACTGGATTCATTGTGGGAACTGTTTCGCCTTCGTACCGAGTATGAAACGCCATGCCAATATGTGCCCGTGCGATACGAGCTGCCAGCTTGGACCCCACCGGAACAGCATAAGTAATGGTGTTGGGAGTAAATGTTATGTAGTCTTGCCCGTCAATGCTTTCAGTTACCAGCATGTCACGAGTAAACATTAGGTCACCTTTGATGACACCTTGAATACCAATTTCGGGTAGATAGCGCAGTGCTGTACTGAGTTTTTCAGCTAACTCGGGTCTGTCGCCATACCAGTTGGCAATGTCGCGCTCGCTTTTGACAATTTTAGGTACACGTCCGCTCATGCTGCGAGCAATGGCAACAAAAAACTTGCCATCTTCAGGATCAGTGCCACACACGATAGCAGGACTACCATCCCACTTTTCAGACACGTTGTCAATTTGCCCGGTGCCTTTGGCCAGCATTTCTCTGACACTGTCAATAAAGTCCATGGCTTCCAGTGCACCAGCGTACTTCTTACTAAACAGCAGATCCTCAACATAAGGCAAGCCAAATTC